CTTCGAGAGGCCAAGCTGCACTTACTCAAGTAATGCAGAAGCTTTTTCCTGGACAAAAGATTACGAATGAATACCATGTAGGTGAGCGTCTAAAAATAGATGTTTATTGCCAAGAGTATAGAATAGGTGCAGAGTTTCATGGAAGACAACATTTTTATTATACTGAAAGATTTTTTGAATCAAAGTATGATTTTATCCAGGCTCAAAAAAGAGATGAAAGAAAATTAGAACTTTGTAAACAGGAAGGAATAACATTAGTTGTATTCAGGTACAACGATGAACTCAGCGAGCAAGCTGTTTATGATAGACTATTGCAAGCAATAAGGGTAAGTCCCCACGTTCCAGAAAAGGCAAAGTCAAATAAAAAAAGCATTACTCAAAATAAATTCTATCAGGATAGAAAAAAGCAGTATAACGAAAGAAAGAAAGAGACGTACAAAAAAATGAAAAAGAGAAGAGATAATCATGAGTGATGCTGGATCTTCTCCTGTAACCCACCCAATTGAATATCAGGTATTTGCTCTTTCTTTCAGAGAAAAAGGAGCTATATCTTATTTTAAAGATAATCTAGATCCACAGATTGTTGGCATTAATGATAATCAACACGGTGTCCATGAGTTTTATAATGCTCTTTTATCCTATGTATCTAGTACAGATTTAGATATAGTTGATCCGATAGTATTTAAAAATTGGATACAATTAGAGAGTCACGTCTTTGACGCCTTAAACGGAGATGAGGGAGTGAATGCCCTTATGGGTGTTCTTTCTGATATGCAACTAGCTAGTCCAGAAGCTGTTGTCCAAGTTTTAAAGCATAAAGATAATAAGATTAAGCAAAAGAATTATCTAAAAGAATTAGAAATTATACTAAGCCAAAAGGGGCTTAAGTCTGATGAAGACTTAGCAAGAATGAATGAGATAGCTTCTCAAATAACCGATTTGGAAAATAAAATAAACTACGATCCATTAGATGGTGTAGTCACAGCAAGTCAAATAATAGACAAGATAGATTCTCTGTTAGACACTCCAGACTTTTTGCCAACCCAATTTAAATCTTTAAATAGAGCGATGGGATACACCAATGATGGAGGATTCTTTAAAGGTGCAGTTCATGCAATCATTGCCGCATCAGGTAAGGGCAAGAGTACGTTCGCAAAATGTTTAGTAAACAATTGGTTAGATTGTGGTTATAAAGCTTTGTACATTAACTTTGAAGAAGCTAGAACTCACTGGGAAAGAATTTTGATGACCCAGATAACTGGAAAAAATATCTATTCAGAATTAGATAAGTGGGATGAAGAAGAAAAAAATAAGTACATAAAAATGTTTACTGATCGTTTGGAGAAGTGGGGTGATCGTTTGATGGTTAAGCACGATCCAGATACTCCATACTTCGAAGATTTAGAAAGTTGGTTAAGAGATATATTGGTCCAGGGAGAGCATCTTCCAGATGTCATAGTTATCGACACTATCCAATCAATGTTTACCAGATCTAAAGGAAAAGCTAGATGGGGAGAATTTGAAGAGATGATGGTTCGCCTTGAGAAAATAGCTAGAGATATGAATTGTGTGTTGATAATTACAGCGCAAGAAAATTCAAATAGAATGAAAGAAAAAAGAGAAATAGTTATGCAGTCAGATACTGGTGGATCCTTAGCCATTCAGCAAAAGTGTGCAGTAACTATATTTATCACCGAAAAGAAACTAGTTAGCGGTGACGATTCAGAAGATGAAAATGTAATGCAACTACAAATACCTAAAAATAGAATTACAGGATCAACATTTTCTTATGAGCCACCACTAGTTAGGTATGTAGATTCTAGAAAGTCTTACGAAGAATACGAAATAGTTACATCTGGATCTTATGACGCTTCATCGATTTTAGATGATTTATTAAACAATGGAGATTTTAACTAATGAAATTAATTACACCAGAATCTTTAAAAGATTTTCAAACATGTTCACTGTTATATGAATATAGATACAATCAAAAAATGCCAGAGTCAATAGGTGGTAGAGACCTACTATCTCTCAGGTTTGAGAATACTCTAAAGGAAATAATATATTACTTTTTCTACAAAAAACAAGGTGGCTATACACCATCCTATGCATCCCTTTTAAATAGGTGGGAAAAGCTTTGGTTTTCTGATAATGTTTCTTCATACGATATTATGACAGAGCAGCATGAGAGCGCATATGGAAATAGCGCTAGCCTTACGACTAAAGCAGCTTCTGCATTATTGTCTTTTTACGAAAACTTTTCAGATGAAACATACATACCAATAGCAATAAACGAAGACTGCATAATGCCAGTCACCCCAAAGGTTAAAATTAAAGATAAATTTGATATCATACTTTATAAAAATAATAAATATTATGTTATCAAAATAATGTTTAACTATAAGAATAGTCATCAGCACATGTATCAGGTAAATTTTGCAACAATGTATAATGCCTTTGCTGTAAAGCATGGTGAAAGAATTTCCAAAGCATCTTTTGGATATATAGATTTATTAATGCCCAAGGTTTCTTTTGTCGATTTTGAAATAACTAAAGAAGATCTTGATTCTTTAAAATTTTGGGCTGATGAATTAGAACAAGCAGAAAACTTTATTCCAAGAAGAGGGTTGACTTGGTATTGCAAGAAGTGTCCATTCGATAAACCGTGCTCAAAGTGGTCAAACTGGTCAAAAAATGCAGAAAAATAGATTTGGTGTTATACTTGAAGCTAAGGTATCTAAGAGTTTATTTACACTTGCAAAAAAAAATAAACAAACCCCTTATGAATATTTAGTTTCTATAATAGATGAAAAGTATCAAATATATTTAAAAGAAAAATTAAATTGGGATTCAGACAATGAGTAAGAAAAGTATATTAGACGAATTATTAAATGATGATATTTCATTTAAAGCGAATGAAGAGGAAGATAAGTTACTGGCTCCTCTCATAGAGGAGATTAATCTGATTTCTAATCAACAGATTAAGCTCTTTGTTAGATCGGTCCTACTTCAGGCAAAAACATTTTGGAAAATACCATCTAGTTTCTCAGGTAAGTATCATCCAGCTGACGAGCACGGTGTCGGTGGCAATGTTCTCCACACAAAAAGAGTCGTTAAAGTTGCTAATGTAATATGCGACTCTTACGGATTAATTGCCCAGGAAAAAGATACGGTATACGCTGCATGCTTATTGCATGACGTGACTAAGGGTATAGCCTACGATGACAGTAAGGAAGATTTTTTTTATGACCCAATGCACCCGTACACAGTTGGTGCTTTTGTTAAAAAGTGTCAAGAAAATGATAAAAAGTATGGTTCAGAATCAGCGTCGTCTACTCTTTTTTTAGATGAGGAAACCGTTCAATCAATACTTAGACTAGTTAGATGCCATCTTGGTCCATGGTCTCCAATTCCAGAAACTGTACCTAGCACTTATATGGATATGATAGTTCATCTATCAGACAACGTTGCTTCAAAACTACATACAATTGTTGAAATTGATAACAGCAAATGAAAATGGAAAATCCAGACAAGATGCATGTGAGAGCTCATATAAATGATTCTTTAGAGTTCCTTATAAGGGAATCAATTTACTACAGATCTAATAATGAGAATATTTCAGAAGACAATCGACTAATAGCTTGGCACATGGAAGCGGACAGTGGTAAAATACATATACCATGAAACTTCCTTTAGATAAAGATAAATTTATTTCACAATGGAAATATGTTGAAGTCGCTAGATTTGTACCTAATTTAGATAGAGTTATTAGAGATAAGAATGGTAACGATCCAGTCTTTTATGATATGGAAGACATAGATTCATATAGACAAAAACACAGTAACGTTGGTCTGTATACTTCAGTTTGGCACTATAATAGCACTGATCTAGATAAAGCCATTAGGCTTGGGTCTTTATACTTTGACTTAGACAGCGAAGATATGAATCTTTGCTACGAAGAAGCGCAGAGGCTATATGGATATCTTTCTTCCTACATTCCAGAAGAATCTTTATTAGTTTATTACACTGGAAAAAAGGGTTTTCACATAGAATGTGAAGCTATAAGTCTTGGTATTAATCCATCAAACGAACTGCCTAAAATATTTAGATACATAGCTAACAAATTAAAAGATGACTTAGCTATTTCTTCTATGGATTTTAGCGTTTATGACATGAGAAGAATGTGGAGACTGCCTGGATCTATTCATCAGTCAACCAATTTGTATAAAACTTTATTACCAAAAAATATATTTCTTTCTAGTATAGAAAATATTGTTACCTATTCAAGCACTAGTCAATCTTTCGAGGTTGCTGAGCAGTCTTTTAGCTTTACTGCTAATGAATGGTATAGACAATTCACCTATCAGATGGAAGAGGATAAGAATAAACCAAAAGATATATTAGATCATTTTAATAAATTTGGTTCTTCTGGTTTAAAAACATTTGATCAGAATCAAAAAGTATTTGAGAAAGAAACACTTTGGTTGAAGTGTCCTTCAGTAAAAAGATTGCATGAGCAAGCAAAAAACTCACACTTTTTAGAACACGAAGCAAGACTATTTCTATGTTCAATTTTGACTTACAACGAAGAGTCTATAAGTTATTTGCACGAAATACTCAGTAACTGTGAAGATTACAATCCAAGTAAATCACAAGCTCACATAAGTGATTGGATAAGAAGAAGAGAGTTAGGCATTGGCGGTAGACCATACACTTGTGAAAGAGCTAATTCAGTTGGCGTAGGGTGCGGAAGCTGCTCTCTTGAAAAGAAAAATAAGTGGGTTAAAGTTGGAGATAGATTTATAGAAACTCAAGAGAAATCTTCTCCATCACCAGTTCGATTTGCATATAGAACCGCACCAAGAAAGGGGGAGTGATGCAGGATGATGATGTAATTGGTCTATGTACGGACTGTGGAACTGAACAAACAGATAGACACATGTACAATAGTTCTTTTGCTCAAGCTGGACTACCAGCAGTGTGTAAATATTGCAGGGGTGTAGTAACAGTATGTTATAAGCGTGATAAAGATAATGTATTGAACCAGATAAATATTAAAAGAGGACTTAAGTGAAAAATTGGACTAACCTACATAACCATACAGTATTCTCCATGTTAGATGGTCACGGTAACGTAGAAGAGTACTTATCAAGAGCTAAGTCTTTAGGTATGAGTGGGTTAGCTACAACTGACCATGGAAATATACATTCGTGGTTAGATTTTTACGACGCTGGAAACTCAATAGGCGTTAAGCCAATCTTGGGTTCTGAATTATATCAGGCCAGAAAGACCAGGTTTGATAAAGATGAAGAAGAAAGATCTGGCCCATCTAAAAATGAATGGGAACAAAGAGGTCCATACCATATAACCGTATTAGCTAAGAATAATATTGGCTATCATAATATAATCAAGATGTCTTCTAGGGCTTTTACCGAAGGCTATTATGTAAAACCTAGAGTTGATCATGAATTAATATCTCAGCATTCTGATGGGATAATAATATTATCAGGCTGCCTAAACGGAGAAGTTTCTCAGGCTCTTTTGAGAAATGATTACAACACTGCACTAAAACACGCCGCTGCAATGCAAGATATTGTAGGAAAAGAAAACTATTTCATAGAAATACAAAATCATGGAATAGAAGAGCAGCTACAAGTTATCCCAGATTTAATAAAAATAGCAAATACAATCGGTGCTAGGATAGTTCCATCCGGCGATTGCCACTATGTGCACCAAGCTGATGCTCATGCGCACGACATAATGCTATGTGTTGCTACTAACAGCAATGTCCATACGCCAAACAGATTTTCTTTTTCTGGAGATCAATTTTATCTTCAGTCTTATGATGAAATGGCTAAAATATTTTCAGAAGAGTATTTAAAAAACACAATGCACATCAATGACATGGTTGATGTTAATTTAAAATTTGGTGAAATACATTTTCCAAACTTTCCTATACCCACTAAAGAATCATCAACTGATTACTTTGAAAGATTAGCATGGGAGGGGTTAAAGAATAGATATGGTAATCCATTACCTGACCACATCATAGAAAGAGCTAACTATGAAATTAGGGTAGTGAAGGATATGGGCTTTCCAGAATACTTCTTGGTTGTATCTGACTTAGTTCGTTGGGCTAAAGAAAATGATATTAGGGTTGGATGGGGAAGAGGATCTGCCGCTGGCAGTATTTTATCTTACGCATTTGATATTACAAACTTAGATCCAATTAAGTTTGGTTTGATGTTTGAAAGATTCTTAGTTGAAGGAAGAAAGTCGATGCCTGATATTGATTTAGACTTTGATGATAGACACAGAGATAAAGTTATTGACTATGCTAGAAGTAAATATGGTAGTGATAAAGTAGCGCATATCTGCACCTTCAACAGGACTGGCGCTAGACAATCGGTTAGAGATGCAGCAAGAGCTTTAGGTTATGACTTTACCGCTGGGGACAAAGTAGCAAAACTAATACCGCCCCCAGTACTTGGTGTTTCAAAATCTCTAAAAGAATGTATGGACGTTCAAGAGTTTAACACGTTGTATAAAAATGATACTCAATCAAAAGAGATAATTGATACAGCTTTTGGTTTAGAGAACTTAGTAAGGCAGACTGGCATCCACGCAGCTGGAGTTGTTATATCCAAGGAATCACTAGTCGAATATCTACCCACTATGCAAAAGGGTGCAGATAAGCCTGTTGTAACTCAGTGGGACATGGGAAGAGTCGAACAGTGTGGGCTATTAAAAATTGACTTCCTTGGTTTAAGAAACTTGGGCGTGATAGATACATGTATAAAATTAATTAAACAACATAGACAAATCACACTAGATGTAAATGATATACCAATAGACGATAAAAAAACTTACGAACTACTGTGCCAAGGTAAAGCCATGGGAGTATTCCAGCTTGAGTCTGCTGGTATGCGTGAATTGATGGTTCAAATGCAACCACAAAATATTCAGGACATAATGGCTCTTATATCTTTGTACCGCCCAGGTCCAATGGGTTCTGGTATGGATAGAGAATACATAGATAGAAAACATGGAAGAAGTCATGTCTCTTATGATCATCCAAAATTAGAAAAGGTTCTTGGTCCTTCACTTGGAATTATGTTATACCAAGAAGATGTTCTTGGTGTGGCTAGAGAACTTGCTGGCTTTACATCTGCTGAAGCTGATGACTTAAGAAAAGTTATCGGTAAGAAGCTTATGGACAAGATAGCTATGATTAGAACTAAATTCGTAAAAGGATGTGTAGATCATTCTAATCTAGACGAAGATAAAGCTAATAAGATTTATTCAGACATTGAATACTTTGGTGGTTACGGTTTCAACAGAGCTCACGCAGCAAGTTATGCAATGGTTTCATATATTACCGCTTATTTAAAGGCACACTTTACCGCTGAGTATATGGCAGCTTTAATGTCTTCTGTGGTTGGCAATAAAGAAAAACTTGCTGCATATCTTTCAGACTGCAGAAAACTGGAAATAGAAGTTCTTCCACCATCTTTAAATAAATCTGGCAAAGACTTTAACGTTCTAAGTGAGTCTCAGGTAATCTTTGGTTTATCAGCAATAAATGGAATTGGTGAGTCTATAGCTGAAGCAATTATTTTGGGGAGAGATGAAAAGAATCCTTATTCTAGTGTTTATGATTTCTTTAGAAGATGTGATCCAGCTACCTTGAAAAAGTCTACATTAGAACATTTAGCTTATGCCGGTGCGCTTGATGAGCTGTTTGTTGTTTCACATGATGGTGATTTAACAAGAAGAAGAGAATTAGAATTACTAGAAAAAGAAAAAGCTGAGTTAGGAATATATGTATCGAAGCATCCTATAGAGGGCATGTGGACAACAATATCACCTAGTGTAACTGGTGAAATAATAGATATATTAGAAATAAGTAACGGAGCAAATGTTAAAGTAGGCGGAATTTTAACGGCAGTAAAGAGGATGATAACTAAAAAAGGACAGAAAATGTTCCGATTATTAGTTGAAGATCTCTCAGGAGAAATAGAAGTAATCATTTTCCCTAGGGAGTCCAAAACTATAAGCGACGATTTCTTTAGTGAAGGTGATGTAGTTATTGTCTCTGGAACAATAAACAGAGAGAACGAAGAAGAGTCAGCAATTGTAAAGATGTTTTATAATTCTAGTGAAAAGATAGATACGTCTAGAGCAATTGGCAGTAAATCAATTATGTTAGAAGTGCAAGATGCTCCGAGTCTAGAAGTGGTGCAGGGTATATGTGATATAATTGAAAATGTTAATGGACCATCCTATGTATATTTAATATATACAGAGAATAATAAGAAAGTAACTTTTAAGTTTAAAAAATCTACTTCATTAAAAATAGAAGAAAAATTACAAAAATATATAAACATACGGAGCTAACAAATGACATTACCAGGAACCTATCAGAACCCATCTACTAAACCGTGCTGGACTTTTTGCGCATCATGCAATAGATGCCAAGATAAAGGTAGATACACTAAGTGCAATTCGTGTAGTGGTAGATACGATCCACTGGGCAAAACTGATCCACACCCAGAAGATTTTTGTGATTGCAAGAACGGAATCTTGAGGTGGAAAACAAAAGAAGGTAGAGTAGTCATGACTCGATTTAAGACTAATCCATTTAAGGGTGAAGTAAAATACCAGAAAAAATCAGAAGACGAAAGAGATTGGGATTCTTACGTTGCTGACATGAGGGAAAAAATGGATGATCCAAATTGGAATCCTATAACAATATACGAGGAAGATTAATATGATTAAACATGAAGTCGGTAGAATGTTACTTAATAACATAACTCTAATAGAGTACAATACAGATGAGCCTAGCTATTTTGTACAATCAGGAGTTGCTGGTTTTAATGCAACAGTTCAGGAGTTGTCAGATTTATACGGATTATTAAGTTACTATTTTAATATAGATTCTGTTAACAATACTGTTATCTCTTTAACAGAAGGAGGAGACGATGTCTTGGCCGTATAACGAAGATGACCAAATGGAAATGGGAACAAGCGGTTGGGCTCCATTTGGTGAAGGTAAGTATAAAAATATTTACACTGGTAACATTATCGATGAGCTTGGCAATGAATACGATTCAAACGGAAATTTAATATTCGAAAATAAAAATCCCTACGGGGATGGAATTGAAGACTAATGAAATTAGCTATTAGAAACTTAGAAGATGTAAGTGATTTTGAAAAATTATCGTTAACTGATTTTTCCTACTCAAGAATAGACACATATAAAATGTGTCCTTCGAAATATTTTTATACATATATTCAAAAGGAGCCACGCCTTTTTGGTGAGGCAGCTGTACTGGGAAATATAGTCCATTCAGTATTAGAGGATAACGTAAGTGCAACTGAGACACTCGATTTCTCCAAGCTACAAGATGCCTACTCCAAAGAGCTAACAACTCAGGATCCAGATAGCAAGATTAAACCTGAGCTAATCGATGCGGGGAAAGAAATACTCGACGAATTTTTTGACCAGTACGCTAATACTAAATTTGATGTTCTTCATAAAGAATATGGTTTTAGGTTTGTTTTAGGAAGCTATTTAATATCCGGATATATAGATAGGATAGATTCCTGGGGTGAAGATGGCGTAAAGATTATAGATTATAAAACTGGCAAATGGGAAGTATCGCCAAAAGATATACCAACCAATTTACAATTGGGTATATATGCAATGGCGGTTGACTATCTATATCCAGATAAAAACATATATGCTGAACTGTATTACCTTAGGTCCCGGAAGGCGTAAAGGACACCTATTTACCAAGGATGATATAGAGAATATTAAAATTAATTTAATATCTACGCTAGATTCAATCATAAATGATTCGGCGTTCTTGCCAACAAAGAATGAACGCTCCTGCACGTTTTGCGACTTTGCTAAGTCTGGTGCTTGTGGAACTGGTGTATTTAGAGCTAGAAAACTAGCAAAAGCATAACTAGCAATCTTTTTAGGATAAAGCAAAAAGCCAGGGCTTTCGCCCTGGCTAATTACTTTTAAGGTATTGATAATTAGAATGCTGAGACTGGGTTCAAAGCTGCGTCTTCGATAAGATCGAAATCGCTGAATTCACTAACCACCTTAGTGGCTTCTGTGCGTGAATATCCGAGTCTGCTGAGGTCTGAAATAATCTCTTCGTTAACCTCAATTAGCATGCTATCAATGATTGTGTTTAATGTGTTCATGTTTTTATTATACTCCGTTTTCTTTTGTTTGACAACCCTTACGGGTTTTTTTGTTTTTTTACTTTTTATAATTTATAATGGAGTAGATTAGTTTAGGCCTAAAGGATACCATGAAAGAGCTCAACATTGTCAAGCCGGAGGAATATTTTTTGGAAATTTCTCCACTAAAAAAACATCCAGATTTTAGTAAGCTGAAGGCTGAACCAAACCAGTCTAGCATAAATGAATTAACTAAGATAAAGCGCGGCAATGCATATCAGCATACAAAGACCGGCTTTAGAGAAGATTTAGGTTTAACTCTAAGATCTAATTGGGAAGCAAACTTTGCCAGAATTTTAACAGCGTACAAAATTAAGTTTGATTTTGAACCAACAGTCTTTGCTTTTCCAATTAAGAAACGGAACAAAAGGTTATACTCCAGATTTTTTTACGCAAGTTGACTCAAGCTGGGTTGAGATTAAGGGATATCTTGACGCCAAAAGCATGACTAAGTTAAAGAGATTTAAAAGGTATTACGAGTCAGAGTTTAATAAACTAACTTTTATAATAAGCAAGTATTCATCCGAAGGTAAAGCTTTTGCCGCTGAGCTAGAAATACCGCAGGTGATTTATTACGAAGATATCAGAAATTATTATTCTGACAAAATATCAATTTGGGAAGGCAAGTAATCATGGCAGCGTACAAGGAACAGTATTACAATTTAGAAGAAGAAGAAATGCAGGCCCTAATAGCTAAGGCTAAAAGTGGAGATGAAAGAGCTAAAAAAGAACTGTTAAAAGTTTTTAATAATTTTCTTACAAAATATACAACATTGTTATATCACGGCAAGTATAACTTAAACGACTACGACATCAGAAGATTCACATCTTTGTTCGTAAAAGATTCATATGTTAGATTTGCACTTATGAAAAACAAGCTTAATCAAGCAGGATACAAGCATGTAAACGAAGTGTTACGACGGTATAGTGTACATGGCAAAAAGATATGGTGAAGAAATAGACGTTAGACAAACCGTAGACATGACTTTCTTTCAGTGTATAACTAGGTATCAAAGAAAAGATTCTGAAAAAGGACCAATACCATTTAGCCGGATTTTTATATAGTTACTTTTTCTATCTTCTTAAAAAGAATGTTGATACATTTCTAATAGATCAATTGGGTAGAAAAAGTTTTCCTCTTTTAAGTGATGATTCAAGTGATGATGGAGAAGATGGAGAGAAGCAAGTTGGTTTTAAAGCTCCACCAGAAGAAAGAGAAATGGAAGAATTTCTTTCTACAGAAGATATTAATGAGTTTTGGGTGTTGGGCGAAACATGCGCAGAGCCTTTTATATTTCTTTCGGTTCAGGAACGACAACTACTTAAATGGCGATATATAGATGACTTAAGATCTAGTGAAATAAGTAAAAAAATTTCAGAACATCCAAATACAGTAAGAGAACATTTAGGTAAAATAAGGGCAAAGGTAACTAATCTTGTGGTAGAATCTAAGATGCGAGATGAAATTAACTTTAGATAGGTAGACAATGAACCTTCAATCTTTACAAAGAATGAATGAATTACTAAGAGAATTTATAGGCCCTCAAATAGAAGAGATAGTTTCAGCGTACACTTCGGATACTAGCAATTCATTATACTTTGTTTCAATACCTGATGTTGATACATTAGATTTGGGAATTCACGAAATGGCTTCTTTGGTTGCAAGAACTTCAAATGTTTACGGAAGAGTTGCAAGACTAGCGGGTATGGCGCGTGCTCAATATAAGCTAATAGAAGGAAGCTACAAGAAAGTCTACAAAGCTAACAGAGTTGGAAAGAATGAAGCTGAGCGTGAGGCAAATGCATTAGAGGCTGCAGAGAGTGAATACACTGCACTTATTACCGCAGAAGCTATAGTGAACCTGGCTGAATCTATGGAGCTTGCAGCTAGAATAGCTTCGGAGTCTGCAAGGAAGCTAATAGATAAAATACAATCAATGCAGGTAGCTTCTGCTAGGGAAGAAAAAGGTTACTTTAGTGAAAAAGATTTTAACACCTACTAAAGATTTGGAGAACCATCTTGTATATAGCTCATTATAAATCAGTAAATTCAGCCACCGAATTTTATTCAAAGGTTAGAGACACTTTAGATTATCCAACTCAGATTGAATACAAGAAAGAAAGATACACACTTAATTCTACATTTATGATCAATGGTCAAACTCAATTAAAGAATTTTAAAAACAGGGTAAAGAGTTTAGGTATTGAAATAGATGTAAACGTAGATGGTAAGTAAGCTGATTTATCGTGATTATAGAAGTATTTTGTGACGGCGCATCAAGAGGACAAGGTCAAAAGAAAATTGGAGAAGCAGCGTGTGCAGTATCTGTTTATAAGAACAGAAAAAAAATAGCGCAGTTTGCCAGAGGTTTAGGCCCAAGAAGTAACAATGAAGCTGAATATGAGGCTGTAATATCCGGTCTGCTTATATGTTCCATGGGTGAATTCTATGACCCAATTATTTATACTGATTCAGCAGTGGTAGCTAATCACATTAGTGGCAAGTGGAAGTGTAGACATGA